ACTACCACCTTCTTGAATCAATTTACGCCTTAAAGCTCCCGACCATTGTCCGGATGCGATCAACTCATCCATTAAATACCTATTTATTATGATGAATTCACCAGCTAATGTTTTTCTTGTATAGATATTTGAAGTGAAAGGTTCGAAACATTCGTTTTGTCCAACAATATTAGAAGTGGAAGCTGTAGGCATATATGCAGTCACATACGAGTTGCGCACACCAACTGTCCGACAGTCATTCCTTAAATCTTCCCACATATTAGGCGTGATAATACCATTAGTGGATTCCGAAACGTAATATTGCCATTCACAATCAAGATTTCCATATTCGGCCCAAAGATCGGGCTGGAGTCTCCCTTCACTTATTGGAGATACTTCTACTGGGGGCTTAGGCCATCTCTCATCAATTAGGGCTTTTTCTTCATTAGAAAGACTTGGTGAATTATAATGATTGAATTTTCCATAAGATGAATAGGTTCCATATTTTCTGGATTGTTCTACGGAAGCTTTCATAGCGCCGTAATATACACATGCAGCAATAGCCTGATCAAGTTTCATAGACCGAGCTTCACCAAATATATATTTGAAATGTGCAAACACATCGGCAAGCCCAAGAATACCAACACCAATCGGGCGATGTTGCTTATTACTGGTACGACACTCTTCTGTCGGATAGAAGTTTGCATCAATCACACGATCGAGATTAATTGCGGCATTATATGATGTGTCGATAATTCCCTGAAAGTCCAAAGTTGGATTATTTTCGGCATCTCTTCCGAGAAAAGTACCCAAGCATATCGCAGCAAGATTACAAACTCCAAATTGTCCCTTTTCCAAGATATTACGATTACTATCTCTAAAATTTGTCCAATTTGGTATATATATCTCATTACATAAATTACTAGAAGTAATTGTTGCTACATTACGCATATTGCTCTTTCTATTTGCATTATCTTTATTTGACCAGTAAGGAAATCCAGTTTCAGAGACTGTAGTCACGTACTCACGAAAGAGATCACGGGCTTTAATTATTTTTCGATATTTACCAGCATCAATATAGGATTGATATAATATTTCAAATTCTTCTCCATGGACTTTATATAAATTAGGAGATTCATAAGGGCACATGAGATACCAATCTTCGTCAAACTCAAGTGCACGCATAAAACGATCAGGTACCCAAAGTGCATACTTTAAGTCAGGGGCATTGTTACCTTGAATAGCAAGTTCGCCTTGACGTTTTGGTAATTCTAAGAATGTTAAAACATCAGCATGCCAAATCTCGAGATATAGAGCAAATGCGCCCTTGCGAAGTCCACCTTGATTCACATATACCTGTAGGTCATTTAATATCTTAATATAGTGCTTGATACCAGTAGCGACACCCCCAGTAGATGTGATTGGGGATCCTTGTGCACGAATGGGAGTCAAACATACTGAAATACCACCAGACCACTTAGAAATTAAACCCACAGACTTCACAGTTTCGAGAAGTTCGAATAGATCATCATCGGTTGCCGTTTGAAAACAACTTGATAATTGTGCTCGTTTAGATCCTGCATTGAATAAAGTAGGACTCGCATGTGATAAACGCTGTAGTGATAAATCATCGTACATCCTAAATGCATCATTCAGTCGAATATTAAATTCGGACACATATTCATCAGAATCGGAATTTTTCATATTTTCAGACATAAAGGGTAGTACATGGACACCGAGTGAAACTCGCATATACATATGTTGGGGCCGTTCGGCAATAGCATTAGTCACACCGTGTTTCATTAGATATGACCTCTTTAAGGTTTCTAATCCAAAGTGTCGGAAATTAAAATCGCGACTATAGTCAATTTTATTCTCAATCAGATCAGAAGTAGTTATCGGGCTGGATGAAACCGGAGGATCAATTAATCCCATAAGAGCTTCAACTGATGATTTTTCTCGGACTGTGACCGGAGATTCAGTAGTTAAACCATCATCGGTGACAGTTAAACCCATAATAGATCGAAAAAGAGGATTCAGTCGAGAACGATCAACACCGTTACTATCAATTGCGTTAAACAAATTGATTAGTGCATATTTGAACGTATTAGGTGTACTTTTCTGAAGATCACTTACTGTAATACGAGAAGCTAGGTCTTCATAGTCGGGGTGATGAGATGCGTAATTTGAGCAAATATTTACTACTAACATATCAAGTTCATGCGTAGACATTCCACTACGAAACCCGCTAATTACCTGTTGGGTAATCAATGGGGCATCAATACTCGTTAAAGTCCTACCATATAGGTCCGAACACATAGTATCGATACGATCGGTAATCCTATCAAATCGAACTTGCTCCAAATCGCCAAATCTATTGCGAACAAAAGAACGACCTTCGTAACTCAGTTCGTGATTATTTTTGCTCGTATCATTTTTTGATTCAGAATTTGATTCATATTTCGATTCAGAAGTGTTAGACATTTTGGTAAAATAGATACGTTTTAAGTTATTTTAATATAAAATCATCTATTCAATTTTAAAATTGAATCTTTACAATATTATAAATCATATACCAACAATTACTACAATGGCTCAAGGAAACGACAATTTTCAAACTCAGGGTAAATACTATAACTGGCTGGAAGATATATCGACAGAAGTATGCGCTGCTAAATTTAAATTCAATAGCGCAGAAGATGACGATAATGGAGAAGAAAAAGTAAGTATCGAGTTTCAAGATGGGATTTGGGTACCTGTTGTGGTTTATAATGCAGAAAGGGATGATGGATTATTCACAAATAAAATAGATCAGTTAGCTTATTGCTTAGCTGAAGGGGATATGAAATTGTACGACGATATTAATAAATTGTTTGAAAGTATGAAAGAAATTACATCGATAATGTATCATGATTTTGGTACAGATTGGTCCGAATTGACTATACATATTGCTCTATATTGTATCAAATTTCAAACAGAAGTATACTTTGCGAATCCCAAACTTATGAAAATGACACAATATAAGTTTCGTGGAATGAGTAGTGGAATGAAACCGGTTCATCTAATTTTAGATATCGATATCGGAGCAACAAATATTCTTGAGCAATGGGAATAGTGGTATCAACATATTAAAACACTTTTTTTTAGTATTATACTGCATAATATGAAGAAATTGGAATGTTTAAATATAAAATTTAAAATTATAACAATTGAATTTATTTTATATACATTATATAAGAAATCATCTATCAGAAATTACGAAATGTCTTCATACCAAAGTTCTAATATTTCACTTCCTTGGAATCCATCAAAAAATGACAGCGACGAACCACTTCGACAAGACGATGGTATCCGCCCATATCTACCCGTGAAATTCTTAGATTTGGAAGATTATGTAAAAAAAATGCAAGGACTCATATGGCTTTCCCATGAAGTAGATATGTCCAATGATCGAAATGATTGGGAAAATTCTATTGGGGATGGGGAGAGACAATGTCTTAAACTCATCTTAAGTTTCTTTGCTATCGGTGATGAATTGGTCATGGAAAATATATCAGAAAATTTTATGGACGAAATAAATATTCAAGAAGTTCGCAATGTTTATATCGTACAAGCATTCCACGAACTGGTTCATTCAGAATCGTATTCTATTCAGGTACAAACTCTTATTCCTAAAGAAGAAAGAGAAGAAGTTTCAAATGCTATCAAAACTATGCCAGTTATCAAAAGGATGGCCTTGTGGGTACAAAAATATATGAAACCGCAAGTTCCGTTAGGTGTGAGAATCATTGCATTTGCACTATTTGAAGGTGTAATATTCTCTGGGGCATTTGCAATGATTCAATGGTTTAAAGAAAAAAACGTACTAAGTGGTTTAACTTCTTATAATGAATTTATTTCCAGAGATGAGAATCTGCATTGTTCATTCGCATGTCACCTATTCAGAGAATACATTATTAATAAGCCCCCGCAAGAATATATGTACAATATTGTCGAAGAAGTTATGGAAATCAAAGAAGAATTCATTAATGAAGCAATTCCTAGTGCTTTAATCGGATTGAATTCTAATTCCTTATTGCAATATGTACAGAGTGTAGCCGATTGTGTTATTAGCACACTCGGCTACGAGCCACTATATAATGTTGAAAATCCATTCCCATTTATGGAGAAGTTAGCAATGAATGATGTTATGAAAACAGATTTCTTCTCAAATCAGGTTTCAGCTTATGCAAAAGTTCCAAAAAATAAAATTAGTAATATGGATGACGAAGAAGAATGTCCATGTATTTGGGATGTAAATTTTGAACCACTTCACCATCTACCCAATGTTACTCCTGTAATTTAATCGTAAAGCATTTAGTGTTTTTTTTTTCATTATTTCATTATTTCATTATTTCTTATCATGGGCAGTCGTAGATAATTCAAATTTCTCTTTTGTCCCTCCGAAATACGGCTTTACGTTAAGATGAGATTCGACCCAGCGATTAAAATTGATACACTGACTATCAACAATTTCTTGAAAATTTTCACTGATATACTCTTCAAGTTTGATATCACGGGTTTCGAGTTCTATAGTATTACTTTTACTGGCATCCATTGGCATCACGAATATATCACCAAGATTGCGACCATACTTATCGAGAATTGGTTTATTTTCTGGATTACCATTTTTATCTAAAGTGGGACAGAGATTAACTACAACGATCTTATTAAGGATACATTCTCTTACCCGATCGCGAACTTGAATCGCCATTGATTTTGTGGGTCCTTTCATTTCGGGGGCATCGTACCCATACATTCTTAATGACACATATTCAACACTACGCCCATTAGGTGTTTCTATATTAAGAGCGATCCAAATTGTGTCCCCATCATATACTTTATTTACTTTTCCGATACAAATACCGCAAAGAATATGTTTAGGAGTATTTTGTTTATTTGAAAGGATGAGGCGGTCATAGTCGGAAATTTTATAAGTATTTTCTTTAAGATCTGCCATATTATTTGAAAGAACTTAAGTAGAACAGATTTTATATACAATTATTATTTTTTATATTCAATTACTAGGCAAATCACTAGGCGAATCACTATGCGAATCACTAGGCGAATCACTAGGCGAATCACTAGGCGAATCACTAGGCGAACCACTAGGCAAATCACTAGGCAAATCTTCAGATATCCCCGAAGAAATATCATAAGTTAATCGAATTGGCTCGTCATATGAATTACCATTTTTTAGCTTATACTTATACAATTCAGAAATTACATTACACGAACCAAAAATACCTTTACTACGCAATGATACCATATTTTGAGGGCATAAACCAAGACCATCCAATATATCTGATGCGTATAAGAAACAATGATTAATATCGGCAATCGATTTTAAACCAATATAAGCTAATGTACCTCCGGTCACCGTAACATATTTGAGACTTGATGAACTTTTGATAATTTGTTTTAAATCAACTATCTGGCCATCGGTCAACGGAGATTGCAATCGCATCAAGTAAAAAATCCCACGATAATTTTTCAGTCGGGAAAGTAATGGGAAATTATTAAGACCATCTCTAGTAAAAACTGGTTTCATACTTTTTGAATCGTTACATATGAAACTCCCTTCCTTTGATACTTCAGTAATCCATAATTCACCATCTTTCTCATATACAATCCCCACATGGGTATAATAACATGCAGTCAACAATGCATTCCATAATAAAGTTATAGAACCGGTAAATAATATAATATCACCAGGTTTAATATTATTATATTCCCCCACCAATGATTTGATTGCGCACTTTTCCCTACTAAATTTTTGCTGATATTCTATCCAACGATATATAAAAAGTGCTCCTACGCCATTTATCATTATCGATAGTACAATAATCAATGATAATAGTATTGCCATTTATAAGAAATATTCTTAAAAACAAATGTTATATTTCTATAATATGGCCAGTTCAAATATAAATGGGTATTCTAAAATGGATATTTGAATCGATTATATGGACAAAATTATTGCAAAGTATTATAGAATGGGCCGCTGATAATATTGTACAATACTACTCTCCTTTACTAGTAAATAATATTTTTGATGTTGAGATGGGGATAACATCAATATATTGTAAAGATCATATTAATGCAATAATTAGATCTGGACCATCACAGACTTTGGAAATATTAACCGATCTATTCAATAATGTTAATAAACGGAGTAAAAAAAGTAGAAGAAGTCGTCATACACATAGTTGAATTGGTGTAATTGAATTTAAAATATTAACAATATAGTTTGGATCGAAGCAAATTCAACCAGCAAAATAAAGAAATATTATGGTGGTAAAAAGAAAATATTCATCATTAATTATAATTATATGGTCTAAATACAAAGAACACCCTTATATTAGAGCATTACAATCTGAGAAGGCATTGACACCTGATTGTATAAATTGGTACGAACATATACATCAATTGAATATATTGGGAGATCTATCTTTCCTGCAAAATAATGATTGGAAAATTAAGAGTAAAATAAATCGCCACAATTTATTAACAATTATGCAAATTGGAATAGGACATAATCTATTAAATAGGGTTGTAGTTGTACGTATTTACACTAATAGGTATATACACAATGAAATCGAATTAAGAAAAAAAAGAATACTATGTTGTTTACCGGTTCAGTATAGACAGGATGATGAAATTTTTATATATTATATGAGTAATTCTTTAATCGATGAAAGAATGAATTTTTATTCACTATGGGATGCTTGCATTTCAAACTCATTTCATGATCAAATTGCTGAGTATACTATACTATATTACCCAATATTAAAAATAAATGAAGTCAATAGATATTTATTCGACACAGGGGACGGAATTGAATTTGGAATTGAATCAGGAATCGATCTAGAATCAGGAATTGAATCAGGAATCGATCTAGAATCAGGAATTGATCTAGAATCAGGAATTAAATTTGGAATTGAATCAGGAATCGAATCGGGAGTCGAATCGGGAGTCGAATCGGGAGTCGAATCGGGAGTTGAATCGGGAGTTGAATCGGGAATTGAATTGGGAATTGAATTGGGAGTTGGAAAAATTTTGCAAAATGATTTCGAAACGAAAAAAATAAATATAGATTCCGCTGAATCTGAAAATGGAGAATTGTTTGAACTTTATGAAATTGTTGAACATTACGAAATTGCTAAACAATATGAAATCGTATAGTGATAATAAAAATTAATAATATGGAGACATATTCCAACCGAATTCACCACCATAATAAGCCTGATTGGCTTCTGGAGATTTCCCACAAAGTGGTCGACGATCGCTAATAATCTGTCTTCCGTATGGTGATCCCATATATCCACAATCTAAATAATCTGGTGAAATCTGATAACCAGCACTATAATTTTCTTTTTTTCCTACAGTCACTAACATAATTAAAATAACCAAAAAGGCACACCCGGTTGCAAGTAAAATAACGTGATCCATTGCACTAATATTTATATCCCAACATATTGCATTAAAATTATATTAAAATTATATTGAAAAAAATGAATTTTTTATCTATAATAAATGTTATACAATGTTTTGCCTCAAACCCACTTGCCCATCCAATCTCGTTCCTAGAGTAGGATTACAGGTACCGAGTAAATTGATGAGAATCGAAGCAGATGGTGAGGTCCACTATTGGTTCGGATTACCAGTACTAAGTCCTCAACAAATTGCTGAACTTCTTCAATTCATTTCGGAACACTCAGTTGAAGCATATTTGGGTGATGTATATTCGAGTGATGGATATTCGAGTGATGAAAATTCTCTACCACCGCCGCAGCCATTGCTAGTTAGGCAAAACGCCTACATTCCTGAAGAGTTTGTAATTTCACTGAAATCGCTTCTTTATCCATATAAAAGAATGAGTTTTCGCGATGTTCTGATCCGCCTCGGTTTACCATTAATGGAAGGGGACACTACTTCTTCATTCGGTGATCTGAGAAGTGCTGTCGAAAAAGTCTGTAGTTTTGATGCCTTTGTGATTCACGAACACCTATCGGATAGTGAAAATTCGTTATTGCGTTGGTGTTTTGCTTCGTTGGAGTGGAGTATTGTTAAGGTATCCAATCTTTCCCCCGATTCGCTTGCAGTCTACGAAGGAGAATTTGGAGAAATTCCATTCACATTCAATTAAGGATCGAATCAGCGATGTTGAAAAAATGTAGGGACACTCGCGAGAGCTAGTAGGTGATTTTAACTCTTGTGGGTTTTTCCGATGAGATTAGCGCTCTTGGATCATTCCCTTTTTTTGCATATCTAATATTTTTTTACAAATTATTGTGAGTGCATTATTTTCAATTTTTAATCCATACGCTTCATATTTAACTTTTTTGTATATATCACGCTGGGATGGTAACGGTATTACATTAAGTTCGAATAAAAATTGTTTATATAATTTTTGAAGCTTCTCAATATCCCAAGATTTCCAAAATATGTTACTATTAAGAGCACCTATAATACCAACTAGACTCTGCCATATTGCCACATACTCATCATCGTGCGATCTTTTTCGAATACTTGTATATTTTTCAAGTAACTGGGCATTTGGACCGTATTGTACTATACCAACTTTTGAAACTATAATAAAAGCTACATATCTACGTAATGGTAATCGTGATGTTGCTGTTATTAAATCTTCACATGACGGATACGGAGATATATCTTCGGAATCATTGTGTGTATGAAAGAATATTAGACCAGGCGTCAAAGCAACCGTTTTAAAACTATTATAATCTATTTGAGATTTGCTATTACACGAATGAATTTCAGAAACTTTAAGTTTACCATTTATCATATTAATAATACCATAATATTCTTCAGATTTCTTAGTTTTTGGAATTAAAACTTTTAATACGTCTTCCCAATTATGCTTATTTATTTTTTTACTTTTAAATTCTTTTTTATCTTGGTAGTATTTTAAAGATAATTCTGGGTCTAATGACAAATCTTCCCAGGTTTCATAATCGTACCAATTGTCTTCTTTTTTTACAGTAGTATCGCCTCCGCCTTTTACAGTAGTATTGCCTCCGCCTTTTACAGTAGTATCATATAATAACTTTTTAAAATCAGAATAGGCATCCTGATTACCTCCTTTATAACTGAATGAAAAATTAGATATTATTTTCCAAATTATAACAACTAGTATAAATAATATTATTAATATCAAACCACATAATTTTGCCAAGTCCATTTCGGTTATATATAATATAATTTAAGAAGATTTGTTACTATTTATCATAGTCGATATATAGTCGTTGGTCCATGTAATCAATGATATTAATAAGAAACCACATATTGTTACAATAACGACATACATGAGCATAGCTCTTATAGATTGATTACGCGGATAAAAACTAAGGACAATTGTGCGAATCACTTCATTCCATGCCAGTACGGAACCAAATGTAATGCCGCCAATAGCTAGATCACTTATAGATAGTCTTGATTTAGAAATGATCATTCAAAATAGTTATAATGGTTCTGTGTTATAAAATAGTAATTAAATAACTTAATTATATATATTTTTTATAGAAAAAAAAACTCATTAATGTAATTAGCAGATAATGCAATTTTCATTTTTGGGATTTGATTCACAAACAGAACAAGTGAAAGATATGTCTTGTGATGCAGATTGGTTATCCAAATTCGGGTTACATTTGAGACACAAATATTCATAACATGAAGCGCATTGAGCGTATTTTAATTCATTATCACCAACATTATCACCAACATTATCGTCAACACTATCGTCAACACTATCGTCAACAGTATCGTCAACAGTATCGCCAACATTATCGTCAACAGTATCGCCAACATTATCGTCAACATTATCGTCAACATTATCACCAACAGTATCGTCAACAGTATCGTCAACAGTATCGTCAACAGTATCGTCAACATTATCGTCAACAGTATCACCAACATTATCAGAAATTTGAACAGATAAATTCCTATTACGTAAACAAACTCCACAGACCTGGCTTGATGGGTTACTTTTTTCGCCACACTTAACACAATTGTGATTTATTGTATCTTCATATTCATTACTTGATTCATTACCCGATTCATTACCCGATTCATTACTTGATTCATTACTTGATTCATTACTTGATTCAACATCTTCTTCTTTACAAATTGAAATTTGGCAGTCTAGACATGTAAAACGATTATGTGGATTATAAAATAAATCACACGTGCACGATGATTTAATCAAATATACCAATTTTTCATCACCATCATCAAAAACTTCACCACTATTATTATCACTGTCATAACCTTTTGTATGGTCATGTAATTTTGTGAAACAGTAATTAACTTTGTTATCATCGGATGATATTTTTTTATGAATTGCCGAAATATCTTCACACTCACAATCATGGATATTTAATGTTATTTCATTTGACTCAGAATGCATTATGACAGGTATAATAAAATATAATAACATTTGTTTAGATATGAAATTAGAAAAAAAAATAGGGGTAAAAATAGACTCCCGATGAATGATATAGAATTGAAAATATGGAGAAAAGTGGTGATAAAATTTTAATACATCTCGCAATAAAACGTAGTAAAGAAAAAATAAAAAATGAGAGGATATGAGAATTTCGAGCTGTGGTAAACGAAGGAAAAATTGAAGTGATTGGCAAAATTTATTGGAAAAAAATATGGATGAATATCAGAAAAAGTTATATTAATATTCAAGACATAAAAAAAATGATATACTTTAATGATCCAAAGACCTTGAGTGATATTTTTATTTCATTATTTCATTATTTTAAAACAATCCAATAAATAATGGAAAATTGATTCTTCATTGATATTCGACTCATAAAATTCTCGACCTCTTCTAGAAATTGCACAACTTTCACCATCATTATCTATACACCACTGGATTTGTTCTTCCAGATTGGACAAATCTGAATTGACTGGAACATAATGTTCCATAGGTTTTAAAAGTGGCTTAAACCATAAAGTATGAGGAGTATCAGCAATAAGAACTACGCTGTTTGATGCTAATTCCCTACTCAACCGATAAGCTTCAACGTGACCCATAAGATGTAATATATATTTGTAATTTGATTGGGATACCGCATCCATATTTTTAACTAAAGGTAAATCAAGTTTGCGAAGGTCTGAACCGCGAGCTGTTAATTCTACATTAGAATTGTTTTTTGAAGAACTGCGACGGAATACCTGCTGCCTTACAAATGGTTTTGTAATTCCAGCATCAAGAATATCGCTATTTTTAGATATCATCGCAGCACGAAGTCGAACATTGGTTTCGGTATCAATTCCGCGCCCAGTCGCAGAGCCCCTAAATATAGCCTTAGGTATTTTAGTATCGAAATCCAAATTGAAACGAGTTACTGCTTCTCCAATATTACTACATTGGGTAGGAAAGGATTTTCCAGATACTATGCTCCAATCATCAGCAGTTGGCAGTGGGATATCAACAAATTCATCAGTAGGAGAATATGAAAATACAGGACATAATAACTCAGGCATATTTTGGATAATACCATTTTTTACATCTTTGGCGGCTCCAATTAGGGCATCATAGGGTTCTATATAATTACCACTACCATCGCGCTTAAGTAATGGAAAATCACGCTGATTCACAAAGAAGCAAACATCAGGAACTTCGTGTTTAGAGCACAATGAAATCAACATATGTTTCAATGATGTTTCTCCCAGAGATCCTTCAGTAATTGGAAATTCGCTCCTAAACATATAGTTATTAAACCACCATTCCGATTTTTTGCGATTTATTGATCGCTTACCCATAGCTTTCTGTATGTTTTTCAAATCAAAACTATCGGACCAAGGATTCGAATAATTTATATTTGAAAAGGGTAAGAAAACTTTTAATTCCCCATTTCTTATTGCTACAAATATCCCCTTTTTATATCGCATAAACATATGTTCGAATGTATCACGGACTGCCTTTTCAGTTTGTCCTCCGGCATAAACTGAGCGATATTTTTCCAATTGGGTACCGGTATCAGAAATTTCAATACTCTTCTCCTCACCTTCGAGAAATGTACCTGACAACGGTTTCATAGCATACCTTTCAAAATCGTCATGATTAGCAGCAGTAAAATAGATATTATCATATCTTTTATGAATTGGATTACTCTGTACCCATCGGAAACTCTTTGACTTATAAATTCGACTACATTCTTCTGCTGTATCGAATACATCTGGTAGTGTGGTAAACTTATCGGTAGTAGTTCCTGGAGATGATATGTCGATTGGTGGGGAATTGTCACGACTACGGCCACCGCTACGACTACGACCACGACCACGACCACGACCGCGACCACCGATATAACCTTCTCCATTTCTTTTCATGGTACTACCCAGTTTACTTGCCATATTATTAATACTAGTATATACTTGAGGTACGAGTACAATAAGCAAAATTGCAGATAATACTACTAATATACAAATAATCACTTTTTTACAAAAATCAATTGTGTTTTCACTACACAGCATTAGTAATAACTTTATAGATGGTTATTTATAATATATCCCATATGATTATGATTAATTTTTATATTTGAATATACATAATAATTATAATTATGACTATCATTTTGGGGGTTATTCTCATATTAATCGCAATAATAGCTTCAATACTTATTAAATCGTATATAAAATGTCACAAGCTTCAAATAACCGAGAATGCAATAAGGCAGGTGGAACTACTTTCCAATCCATTCCCATACAAAAATCAGTTCCTAGAATATTAGTAAATAAATACAATTCTCCCTCCGGTAAAAAAGGCGCAGCGGTACAGAAAAAATATGTACAAAAGCGCAAGAATAATGATAATAAGTTCAAAGTAAAATATCTTACAGATCATGGACAATTTACAATTGACAAATTTCCAGCAATAATTATTCCATATCGAGATAATCAGTTGCAGAATAGAGAAGAACAACTGAAAATATTAATTCCATTATTATACAATTTATTTGATGAACAAAAATACACTAATTATGTAATTTTAGTCATCGAACAAACTGAAGATAAACAAAAATTCAATAGGGGAAAACTATGTAATATCGGAGCAAAAATTGCAAAGGAAAGATTTCCGGGGTCGTATTGTATTTTTCATGATGTAGATCTATACCCAAGTCGAGAATTATTCTTATACTATATGACATTCCCTATAAAACCCATGCATATGCATGGAGGATCAAAAAAGTATCCTGAACAAAAAGGTCGTCCACATTTTATGTTCGGGGGAGTTGTATCTATGAGTGAAGAATCTCTTATTAAGTCTAATGGTTTTCCAAATAATTATTGGGGATGGGGAGGAGAAGATGACGAATTGCGGAGGAGGGTATTCAGAACACATAATATTATTTGGCGACCAAATAGAAAACATAGTGCTATCGAAGAACCTGAACATATTTGGGATCCAAAAGATGGTACACCTAAGCAAGAAAGAATAGCTCTGGCTAAAAAAAATATTTCGACATGGCAATCGAATGGATTAGCAAATTTGACATTCAATATATATCAAGAAAATGATTTGAGTGGATTGGTAGAAGATAGAAATATAGATGAAGAACAAAAATGTTCAGCTTCGCAAAAATATATTACGATAAGTAAAATATCAGTTGAGATTTAAAATGATAATGTAGTTATTAGGTTGTAAATTGGTAGTAATTCAAGTAGTCTTTTTTTTTAATAACGATTATATATAAAAAATAATTGAATTACCACCAAACTCAATTACATACGCAATTACATACGCAATTACATACGCAAATGGCACATACTTGCAAAGTCTGTACGATGATATTCAAATCCCTAGATTCCGATAATATTGAGATGGTCAAATTTTTAATTAATGATAATCCATCGGCTCCTTGTGTGCAAGAATTTATCGATTTTGAATTACAAACATTTTCACTTGAAACTAATAATGTTAAATTATTTGAATTTCTAATCACACGTTTCAAATGCGAAAAAAATAAGATGTTGAGATTGATGTTGACAAGTCAGAATATCGAAATACATCCGGAAATGGTTAAATATATTCGTAATATTATCGAGTAAAATATGAAAGAATAAAAGATATTTTTTTTATCTTCCAATTAGCTATGTATTTTGCAATATTTATTATTTTTAAAATCATGCATCTACCTTGACACGATGAACACGACGCGGTTTTTTAGCGAGAGTGGATTTTAAAGCCTTATTGGTAGATTTATAATTTACCTTGACATCGACTTCGGATTTCATTTCGGATTTCATTTCGGATTTCACCTCGGATTTCACATCAGATTTCACCTCGGATTTCACATCGGATTTCACCTCAGATTTCACCTCTTCATTGACCTTTTCGTCGACATCCTCATTGGCCTTTTCATCAACTTCTTCATCACCATCAACTTCTTCATCACCATCATCGCCATCCTCCCCATCACCTACTCTCTTACTCTTATTATAGCGAATCTTCTTATAGATAACTGCCAGGTTTACACCCTGAAGGCTCAATGATTCTTGAAAAGTTTTGACTGAAATAGTTCGGCGACGCTCGAGTTCTACCAATACCGCCATATTATGAAGCATTTCATCCAGAATATAAACGATATAACTACGAACACAATCATAAAATTCGGACTTGATACGAACAACGCCACCCCTCCGACCAACTCTTTGAATACCAGCGTTTACAATTTCGGTATTCTTTTCGGCTAGATGGCTAATATTTTCGATTTTATTAAGTCTGCAGAATAGATTGAAATCACTATCGGAAACAGTTTCTCGACTAGCATGAAGTGATATCTGCTGACATACTTCGAATAGATTTACCAATTTCATCTCTACGAAACTCTGAATTTTAAGTAGTACGTCCTTTGTAAAACGAACATCATTAATAAATCTGCTAGTCAAAGAACGAACTAGCCTTTCAAAGGGTGCATGTTGCAACAATGTATCGCAAGTTTTTTGATACCTAGCTACTTCCCGACGAGCCACAATACCAGGACGAAATCGATGCGGGCGAGGTACGCGCTGTCCATTTTCATCTGTTTGTACCGGTAGGATACGACGAGTACGGCGAACTTTGGGGTTGATCTTCAATCTATCATCCATGTTAGGAGCAACCCCCCCATTAAGCATTACGATATTGCAAGAGTCGAACAATTTAATAAATGAATCATGTTCACTAATAGCAAGCGCAAGATGCCTTACGCTAATTCGCGTTCTCTTATATTCCCTAGCTACATTACCGCTGAGATCGAGGAGTTCGGCCATTACACATTCAACTGCAGCAGTAAGAAATACGGGAGCGGTTGAGCCGACATTTAGATTACTAAAACTTCGCAAATATTTCTCTACTAGAGAAACCGGAAATTGTAGACCCGCTCGACTCTCACGCATAATTGCTACAGTTTTATTCTCAGAAACTCCATTCTCATCAAGAGAATCACTCTTAGTCAATGTACTAGTTGTGTACTTCAAGCATGCACTATCTCCTTCTTTACATGCAATATCAGAAAGTTCCGCAGGGAAAGTCAATTGAACTGCACTACGAACATTACGGTCAGAGACTGTCTTAGTATTGGATTTAATAGCCAAAGATCGAGCGGTGTATGATAGGTGTTGAAATAAAGAACGTACAATTCCGTCGTAGGTATCAGTTACGTCCTTAGCTACGCCACATTTAGGATGGACTTGGCGAAGAACTTTATGGATATAGGTTTTAAAAGATCGATCATTCATTTTAGTATTAAGGTAAGATGATAAGTTATTATCAGATATTTGATATTATACTATTATCTATTTCTTCAATATGAAATACATAACGGTATGCTAAAAGTACCTTCCGGTATTGCTAGATATATTGTACATTAATAATGAGTAATATATATTCAATAAACTCTATAACAGTGGCTACTTAATAATTTTTTATCTACATATAACAATGTAAATGAGTTTATTTTTTGTTTTGTAATTACATAATACAGTATCTCCGGTAATTTTATATTATCTTTTAAAAATATTTAAATGTCTCCAGAAATTCTACCATATATTTTTATTATTGTAGTTATTTTAATTGCCATATGCGCAATATTAATTATATACAATTATAATTTGGATATATGGAGACCCCCCATTATGGGAGGGAGATCGAAAAAGAAGAATAATAATAATCCATTTAATTCTAGATATATTATGCCTAAAAAAATGGCAGATAATCATATAATTATAATAATACCCTACAGGGATAATGAGATTCAGGAAAGAAAAGAACAGTTAGAAAAAATTATTCCACATTTGAAAAGAAAATTCAAAGAGGCGAAAAAGGATAATTATACTATCGTTATTGCAGAACAGTCAGAAAAGGGAAAATTCAATCGCGGTAAAATATTAAACGCGGGATATGCTGAAATTATTAAAAATACGAGTTATATAGCGGAGGATATACATAAGGGACAGGATCAAAAGAAGAAAAAGCCATACTTTATTATTCATGATGTCGATATGTATCCAAGTAAAGAATTATTCGAGTATTATCTTATGTTTCCAGAGGTACCAATACATTTAGCCAGTGGGACTAAAAAATATCCGTATAATGAATTTATGGGAGGAATAGTATCATTATCGAAAAGAAGTATGGAATTAACTAATGGATTTCCTAATAATTATTGGGGGTGGGGAGGAGAAGATGATGAACTACGTAGGAGGATATTCAGAACACATAAATTTATATGGCGACCGGAGCAAACAGGGCAAGAATTCGAAGAAGCAAAGCATGAATGGGATCCAAAAAATTGGCTTCCTAAAGAAGAAAGGAAAAAACTTACAAAAGAAAATAGAAATACTTGGACAAAAAATGGATTATCAAATCTAAAGTATAAAGTTTTATCGAGAATTAGCTATAAAGATGATCCTAAAGTTCAAAAAATAACATTTGAAATATAGAATTTGAAATATAGAATTTGAAATATAGAATTTAAAATATAGAATTTGAAATATAGAATTTAAAATATAGAATTTGAAATATAGAATTTAAAATATAGAATTTGAAATATAGAATTTAAAATAT